CTCTTTTATTAGGTTTTGTTGAATTGAATGAATATCGGTTAGCAGTGTTATTATCAATTATGAATATATTATACCATAACTTTAACAAAATAGCAATGTTTTTATTTGCCTATGTCATCAGCGAGACTTTCTGTGAAGGTTTTATCTAACGTAAAAAAGTGTATTTTAGAAGTAGGGAGTTATCTTTTACTGGATTTGGAAACGAAGCCTCTCTGAGGTCTTTGCATTTCATCGCGAATTCTCTTTGCTTCTCTGCGTATCGCAGCGTTTTTAACTCTTTGTTTCTTCTGTGCAGGCTTCTCGTAATACTGTAACTCACGAACTTTCTCTAGCTTACCAGAGTTCTTGACTTTAGTACGGAATGTTCTTAATAGTCTGTCGAAGCTGTATGTTTGTGGCTTGTTGTCTCTTCTCATCTGCGTGTTGTGTTAAAAGTGAAGCCTCTCTTCCTAAGATAATGGACTTTACTAGTAACGGCTGATGGTGTTTTTGCCACCAAATGGGCAATATCCATCAATTCGAGCTTTCCGTACTGCTCTTTTAATGTTTTGACTTGCTTATCAGTCCATCTATTAGTTTTTTCCATACAACTATTATATCCGATTTTGAGATTGAAGTCAAGAACTATTTTCAGCAACCCTTCATTTTCTTCTTGACTCCGCTACTTAAAAAGTGTATAATAGTTGTATATAAAAAATATTTAAGGAGATTTATGATAGTTCAAGGAAGTATGCGTTACACAACTAGCGGACGCAAAAGAAAAACCAATGCTTACAAGAAGGCTAAGCGACCAAACTTTGTAGCACAAGAGACAAAGCATTTCAAGGAGATTGATATCGAGCCAGCTAGTACTAAAATTATAAGTAGTAAAACTATGGGTGGATTTACAAAATCTATGAGTAGTAAAACTAAGTTAACAAAAGAAGAAAGACTCGAGATTAGTAAACAGTACACTTTAGCTCCTGCTTATAATAAGGGCGCTTACCAAGTAATCCCTAGAGGAGATGTCAAATGGATTGGCAAATAACATTTTTATTGTTCACCGCTGCTTGCAGTGGACACATCTTCTGGCAGTTAGGCAAAAAGTATGGAATTAGTAGTACACTAGACTATCTTAAAGCTGACGGCCAGATAGACTTTGATGAGGACTGAAATTTAATTCTTGACATCGGTGGTAAATTTTGTTATAATTATACTATAAATTTTAAATAATTTATAACAAACTAAGCGGAGTTGTAGGGACTTCCACAACAAAACCCTGCATATGTCTGGCACGAGTAGGAAACGCCTAAGTTTCTGAGGGTCGCGGTAGGAGCTCCTCTTTCCACCAGAGGACGGGTTTGCTAGACATAGAAAATTATAATAATGGAGACGCCGCAAGGGTCTCAAAGAGTGTGCCGAAAGGACACCAACATAGGAGAATGAAAATGACTGGATTAACAGCATTAAACTTTAACGACTTCGACAAATTATTTGTCGGGTTCGATCGCTTGAATAAGGAATTAACAAGAAGAAACGAGGCATCACCTCTTTCTAACTATCCAAGATACAATCTAGTAAGCGTCGGAGATTCTGGTTACAGAATTGAGATGGCTTTACCGGGCTGGTCAAAAGATAATATAGATATCAAGCAACACAAAAACAAACTTACGATTGAAGGTAAGGAAAAGCAAGAGTTAGACGCAAAGGAAGCCTTTATTCATAAAGGACTTAGCGGAAAAACTTTTAGCAGAATCTTTACACTAGGCGACTGGGTAGAAGTATCCGACGCTGGCTTCAAGAATGGAATGTTAGTTATTAATCTACAGGTGAATACACCTGAGGAAAATAAGCCGAAGAATATAACTATCGGCTAGGAGAAAATCATGCAGAATGCAAAACGACTTCTTAATCGTTATGTAACTTTGCAAGCGATTCGAGAAGTTAAAGAAAAATACTGTCCCAATGGGGACGCATGCGAGGTAATTGTTATGTTTACATTTATGTTTGGAACGTTGTATCTAGCGATGCTACCAATAATATGAAACTAACTGACAAAGCCTTAGCGATGTTAGAACAGAGAGTCGCCTCGAGCAATGCTTGGGGCGCTCGACTTACTGTTAAAGGTGGTGGCTGTGGAGGATATAGCTATGAGTTAAGTTACGCCGAGAGTCCTGACTTAACTGATAGAATATATCAGAATATATTAGTAATAGACTTACTAAGCGAGGAGTATCTAAAAGATGCAAAAATGGATTGGGTTGTTAATGAATTGCAAGAGGAATTTGTCATCACTAACGACCAAGAAAGTGGACGCTGCGGTTGCGGCGAAAGCTTCTACATATAGGAAAAATATGAAAATAAGCGAACAAGGATTAGAACTAATCAAAGTATTTGAAGGCTGTGAGTTACAGGCATATAAATGTGCTGCTGGCGTATGGACTATCGGATATGGACACATTAAAGGCGTAAGTGAAGGTGATGAGATATCAGCTCTTACAGCTAATAGAATGTTGCAAGAAGAAATAGTAGAGTACGAAAATTATATTAATAATGGAGTAACTGTACCACTAGAACAGAATCAATTTGATGCTATGGTATCATGGGTGTATAACTTAGGTAATGGAAACCTTACCTCTAGTACACTTCTTAAAGTATTAAATGCAGGCAACTATGACGGAGTTCCAGAGCAAATTATGAGATGGAACAAAGCAGGTGGAAAAGTTTTAGAAGGATTAACAAGAAGAAGACAGGCAGAAGCCGATATGTTTTCTAATGGTAATTAAGTTTAACGACAAGGAGTACCGCATCTCGCAAGAGATGTGGGACGCAATGAACCAACATGCTATGGAAAGAGACATGACCATTGATGAGTACATAGCAGAAGCATTTACAAAATTAAAGGAGCAAGGCAATGTTACAAGACACTAATGAATTTATAGTTTTTTCACACTATCAAAAAGATAGTAAGAAAGCCACGGTAGTTAAACAGAGAGAAAAGGGTTATTGGGGAGTTCATATGTCAGTAGATGACAAAAAAGGACTACTAGAATGGTACCCAACGCACAGTGAAACTTGGGCAGAGAATGTGGCAGAGAACTTCGTAGAAGGTATTAGGCAAATATAATGAATGAAGCAGAAGTACTAAGAAATGAGATAGCTTCTATGCAAAAGCAATTAAATGGTGCGTTCAAAAGAATCAACGAATTAGTTGCAGAGAAAGATGATTTATTACACCAACTCTTTGAAGAACAGTGTAAAACAAGGTATGGTGATAATCTACCAGATTTAGACTAATGGACAATACCAAAACATGGCAGAAAAACAGTGATGAGTGGGTCGAAATGATGCACAAAAGTAATGAAAGGAAACAGAAAAGAATGAGAGAACAAGGATACAAAGTAGAGATTATATTTACACAGTCTTTAGAAGAAGGTGACCCGTTTGATTGGATAGCAGAAGCTATGACACAAGGGCATTTTAAAGATAAAACTAATACTATCCATGCCACATCAGTAGCCCCTATAGATTTGGAGGGTGATGAGTATAAATGGTTAAGAGATGCCAGAAATTAGATTAAAGAATCTAAAATTAGCATTATCAATGGTTCTGAAGAACCAGACCAACCAAAGTCCAAGTGTTTGGGCACAGCTTGAGAAGGAAGTCCTAGACTTACGATCAAGAATAGAGGAGACTAAATGTCAAATCAAGAGAAATTCAGCGGAGACATGAGCCGTAACGAGGTCGAAATCGACCTTAACAAATTCATGGCAATGGTTTCAGAGATTGGCGAATTAAAAGCTAAGATAATGGAACTAGAGAATGATAAGGAGCCAGACAATCCATGGCAGAAATATATATGGTTTTCAAATATGATTGACGCTTGGAGAATATTCCCTAGAGCATTTTTAAGTGTATATATTATACTACTTTATAAATGTACTATATGGTTTATGGAACTTCCAGCACCAACATTTGAACAGTCAGGATTGATTTCAGTAGTAGTAGGAGCAGGCGCAGCTTGGTTTGGACTATACGCAGGAACGGCAAAAGATAAAATTAACGGCAATTAAGTAATATGGTACAGGTTTTTGACAACACATTGATGGAAAATGCTAGAGAACAGATTTATATGTTCTGCACTACCGCCAATTATTCAATAGGTTGGGGTGATAACTCCACTTTTGAAACACGTCAATACCCTTGCTTGCACCATACACTTACCACAAAAGAATGGAGAGAGTTAGCTTTTTTAGAAAACATGGTCAATACTGACTTAATGGCAAAACTAGAAGGTTTAAAGTTTGATAGTGCAACTATTAACCTCTCTTTCCCTTCCTCAATCAATTTCCCTCATACTCATGGGGGTAGCACAGTCCTTGTGTACGATATAAACCCAGATTGGAAGAATGAA